CATCGCAGATACCCAGCCCGCGTAGCGTTTCACACCTTCCAGCATGGTTTCGGGGTTTACCCCCTCATTCAAACGGGCTTTCCAGGCTTTGAAGGCTGCAGATTTTGAATTGCCACCAGCACGTTTGGGATAGGCCAGCCATGCCTGCTCAAACTCCGGAGAGTATTCCGGTCGGTTTGAACGAACTCGCACAGACTCATCAGCAGATGCACCAACAGCTATTGGTTCATTGACTGGTTCTTTGACTGGTTCAAAAGAGTGACTGGTTCTGGGTGAATCTCCTGCACTACCCCCTGGTGCAACTCCTGCACTACCTGGTGAATTTGCTGCACCAGATAGTGAATTATTTGCACTACCCCCTAGTGAATCTCCTGCACCATCAAGATGAAGGAGATAGATATTACTTGAGTTACCTTTTTCACCTTTCCGGGTGACTTTTTTTACCAGCCCGGACTCACAAAGGGCCGCAATATGATTCATCACAGAACGTTTGCTAATCTCGCACTGGTCAGCAATATGCTGGTAGCTGGGCCAGCACTCACCCTGATCGCTGGCATTATCAGCCAGCTTGATCAGAACCAGTTTTCGCAATGGATTACCCACTCGAATTTTCATCGCTTTAACCATCAGCTCCATACTCATGCTGCACCTCCGAGATGCTTCATGTTTTTTCCGGAGCGAAAGGCTATAAGCGGCATACTGACGCGGTAATTACGGCCCAGCGGTTCACAAACCACCTTCTGACATTCACGGTCAACCAGGCTAACACGTAGAACATGCCCTGCAGGCGTGGTGTACCACTGCCCAACTGTAGGAATTGATGTTTTTTTGCGCTGAAGCAAACGGCAAATATTGAGGATCAACGGATTAAGCATGACGATGCCCTCCGCTGATATTCAGGAGACGGTGAATATGAAAATTAGCCTTATCCGCCAAACGGATACGTTCAGCCTGCAAGTTAAGAAGGGTTTCTACCAGAACCTGATGCGCCTGCGGATCCGAAAGAGTTACCTTGCGCAGAGCACGTAGTGCAGTTGTTACATAACTGAGTTTATGTAAGTCTTCATCATTCAGACGAGTGAGGGCTGGGACAGTAGCCATGATGGCAGCCTCCGATAACAGTGAATTACCTTCACCACCGGAAACGCCAATTTCGCTGGTGGTGAACTGAACGGGGTTGGCGTAACCGGCGTTATCGGAAACCGGCGCACCTTTCAGTGCCCCCGTCCAGCCCACCATAATTTGGGTGTGCGCAGACGCAGACGATAAAAAAGACGCTGGCGCGTCATATATCGCCGATAACATTTCCAGGACGCCAATCCCGGCACCCGCTTTATAAGGTGCCTGAACAGTGTAACGTCCCGGAATGGCAGAATCAATGTGCTGGTGGTCCTTCACACTCAACAAAATCACGCCTGAATTTCCACAAAGGACTAAAGCACTCATGCGGGTAGTCTTTGCGAAGATAGATAACGCGCTGTGTTTCTGGCTCCCAACGAATAACATGAACATAAAGTCCTCTTCCGTCACGAAACCAGCGGTTAAGTTCCTGCACAACTCGCCCCCCACAGTCAGGTAAAGTTCTCTGTGGTTACTTACAGCCAGGTGATTTGGTAATCTGCATTCATGCCGTAACAACAGGTGTGCAGCGACACTGACCACCAGCTGTTGCGACAAACGGTTATTTGCCGTTAAACTGTTCATGCGTTAGTTTCTCCACAGACACAAAACGCCACGACGCCCGGAGCTGCACACTCGCGGGCGTCACTCTTTTCTGGAACGCAGAAAATTTTGTAGACCAGTGCCGCATGCTCCTGGAGCTTCGAAATTGACAGATACAATTCATCATTAATTGCTGTCTGCTCGTGTGGCTCCACTACCCCATCTTCGATTGCCGAACGAATCTGCTTTGAGTAACTCCCGATCTGTTCGATGACTTCCAGCAGGCGCTGGTTTATATCTGCGTTCTCTACTTCCTCAATTTCAGGAAGCGATACAAACACCCCACCAGCAGACTGTGCGACAGCATCCGCAATGTAGTGAGTGCCAGCAGCACGCTGTAAAACCATTGCCCATCCCAGCGGGAAAATCTGATCGCCATCGGCACGAAGGCGGTTAAATAATGCGTTCTCTGTTACATCCAGCCAGTCAGCAGCTTCAGCGTAACCCCCAGGCAACGCTGCGATAGTTTTTCTGACAGCTTTCACGAACCACTCAGGCTGTTTGTCTACTTTCCAGTGATGCTTACCCACGGTTCACCTCCTGTTCCTGTGGTTTAAACCCATTCTGGTTTTGGCTAGATTGAAAACGTGCCGGATAAAGAATCTGCATTTCGCTGATTTCACCCTTAAAAAAATTGGCTAAACGTTCTGCAAGCTCGATAGATGGAATCTGTTCCAGCCTCTCAATACGACTCAACGTCGCTGGATTGACTTGAACACCCGCAGCAACATGCTGCAAAGTGAAACCATGCGCCTTACGCACATTTCGTAATGGTGATTGCATATACCCTCCAAATATTGCGCGTTATGCATGTTATTTCACGCAAGTGTTTTGCGCAAGTTGATTTGCTTATCACGCAATAAAGAAATGTAATAAACGCATGAACATAGGAAACCGAGTCAGACAACTTCGCCAAGCGAAGAACATGAAAATCGCCGATCTCGCTGAAGCAATAGGAGTAGATGCGGCGAACATCTCGCGCTTAGAAACGGGTAAGCAGAAACAATTTACCGAACAAACACTGAGTAATATTGCCAAGAGCTTAGGTGTTGATATTGCTGATCTCTTTACCTCTGCCCTCAAAAGTAATACTGTATATAAAAACAGTAATGATGAGGATGTTGCGCAGGTGAAGGATGTGTTCCGTATTGAAATGCTGGATATCAGTGCCAGTGCGGGAAATGGCCTTATCCAGGGCGGTGATGTCATTGATGTGATTCATGCCATCGAATACAGAACTGATAATGCTGTATCAATGTTCGGCGGACGACCAGCCAATCACATCAAAGTTATCAACGTTCGTGGGGACAGTATGTGTCCAACCATTGAGCCAGGAGATCTCATCTTCGTTGATGTCAGCATCAATCAGTTTGATGGTGATGGTATATATGTCTTTGGTTTTGATGACAAAATATACGTTAAAAGACTTCAAATGATTCCTGACAAACTGCTGGTGATTTCTGATAACCAGATTTACCGTGAATGGGGAATTACTAGCGAAAACGAACACCGATTCATGGTCTTTGGAAAGGTCTTAATCAGTCAGTCGCAAACCCTTAAGAGACATAATTAACTTCAATATCCCATCCATCGGCCACCGAAAGGTGGCTTTTTATCACCCATCATTTTGCACATCTCGCAAAATATTGCTTGCACATCTCGCATTTTAATTTTATCTTTTGTTCCAGACCAACTACAGGATTACAACAAAATCTGGTTGCAACACGGTGCATGGTGCATGTGTCGTAAGCGGTCAGTAAATGTCAAAAACGAACAGTCAGGACGACCACGAAGTAGCCGCCTGGGGCATATGAAGTCCAGGATGATTCGTTAGCAACAAAAAAGCGCCCTATAGGACGCTTCGCTCTTTAACAATCTGGATGACTTATTACTCAGATTTGAACTTTGGTTCTGGCAAAAGAGGAGGAGTTGAGTCCTCGAATCGTAGCCAGTGCTCCCAGATATCGTGGGATTGTAATTCCAGAAGACCAATTTGACGTGATGCAACTGCAGTGCCAGCTATAGTTCCTCCTGCATAATCAACCTGGACGGACTTTGACGCTTTCTCAATTAATTCTGTCCAAGCTTCACTTTCCGCGTTAAAAGAAGCAGTTAATTCCTGCAGACGCTGTGGATCATCCTTGTTGTCTTGTTTCAAACGATTCAGGGCGGCCACCGAATACTTATTCTTAACCCAACTAACCTGAGCTAACTGAACTCTCTGACAAGCGTCCATATCAGTAGTTGTTTCCTGAGGCATATCAAAGCAGGAAATAAAAAAAGTCTCAACACCATCATTTAGACTACTGCTCGGCTGGTTCAAAGCATCAGAAGCATTGGATGCTATCGGTATTATCAGTGCTACCGACAGAATCAAACGTTTAACATAAATCGCTCCCATTTAATTATCCCCTCTAAGAACAGAGTCATCCAGATTAGCCGAATCCTTGTTGTTGGGGAATAACCAGGCCCACCTCGCCTGATGTGGCTAAAAGCAGGCACATAACAGCTAAGTATTTTCAACCAGAGAGAATCCTTAGCGTTGTGGTGAATGCGGCTCAGCGCACGCGGGTTAAGGTTGAGGCTGACAGTCGACCTTCTGTGGATACCCACCCGCCTGGTGTGCAACCTTCGCCAGGCACCGGGAGGCACCCGGCACCACAACTTTATGCTGTGTGTAGTCCTGGCGGTACCAGCTTGTACCCTTGCTTCCGGCTGGTACCGCTCTTTTTACAAAACAGAGAAGAGCATCACCGGACGACGGGCTCATAACCCAATCCATCCGGGCGGCTGCCACCGCAGGTGTTCTTCTCTGTTTTGTGGAGAAACCAACCGACCTTGCAGGGTCGATATGATGAGGAGCAGCAAAATGGCTAGCGAACGCAGTACTGATGTGCAGGCATTTATCGGGGAGCTGGACGGCGGCGTATTTGAAACCAAAATCGGCGCAGTTCTCAGTGAAGTCGCTTCCGGTGTGATGAACACGAAAACCAAAGGTAAGGTCTCACTCAACCTGGAAATCGAACCATTTGATGAGAACCGTGTGAAAATCAAACACAAACTCTCATATGTTCGCCCGACTAACCGCGGGAAAATTTCCGAAGAAGACACCACCGAAACGCCGATGTATGTCAATCGCGGTGGTCGTCTGACTATTCTGCAGGAAGACCAGGGACAATTACTGACTCTTGCCGGTGAACCTGACGGAAAACTACGCGCAGCAGGTCATTAATATCGTTCTTAATTAACTGATTATTTATCTCATCACTGAATATCTTTATATAGTGAGGACTTATTATGTCTCAGAACTTAGACGCAACCGCAATTAATCAAATCCATGCCCTTATTTCTGCTCAGGGTGTTAATGAAATTATCAGTAAGATTGGTGCCGATGCTGTGGCATTGCCCGAGAATTTCCTCATTCATGATCTGGAAAAATTTAATTTAAATCGCTTCCGTTTCCGTGGTGCGCTTTCCACTGCCAGCATCGATGACTTTACCCGTTATTCTAAAGATCTTGCAGATGAAGGCACCCGCTGCTTTATCGATGCTGATAATATGCGTGCCGTCAGTGTACTTAACCTGGGTACTATTGATGAACCAGGTCACGCAGATAACACCGCCACTCTCAAACTGAAAAAGACAGCACCGTTCTCTGCTCTGTTGTCTGTTAACGGCGAGCGTCATTCCCAGAAGTCACTGGCAGAATGGATTGAAGACTGGGCCGACTACCTTGTGGGCTTTGATGCTAATGGTGACGCTATTCAGGCAACAAAAGCGGCTGCGGCTGTCCGTAAAATCACGATTGAAGCAAACCAGACCGCTGATTTTGAAGATAATGACTTCAGCGGCAAACGCTCCCTGATGGAGTCTGTCGAAGCGAAAACCAAAGATATTATGCCAGTGGCATTTGAATTTAAATGCGTTCCGTTTGAAGGTCTGAAAGAACGTCCATTTAAATTACGCCTCAGCGTTATCACTGGCGATCGTCCTGTACTGGTTCTGCGCATTATTCAGCTGGAAGCAGTGCAGGAAGAAATGGCTAACGAATTTCGTGATCTGCTTGTTGAGAAATTCAAAGACAGCAAAGTAGAAACCTTTATTGGTACTTTCACCGCCTGATTTCATTACTGCAAATGCCCCTGCGGGGGCATTTATGGAAACGTAATTAACTCAATAATCGCCGGATGGTGCGGGATTCCTTTTACCCGAATTCAGCGCGGTGCAGCGCATATAAAGTGGAGAACGAAATGTCATTTATTAAAACTTTTTCCGGGAAGCATTTTTATTATGACAAGATAAATAAAGACGACATCGTGATTAACGATATCGCGGTTTCCCTTTCAAATATCTGTCGCTTTGCAGGACATCTTTCACACTTCTACAGTGTCGCCCAGCATGCGGTGCTTTGCAGCCAGCTGGTGCCGCAGGAATTTGCTTTTGAAGCGTTAATGCATGATGCAACAGAAGCGTATTGCCAGGACATTCCCGCTCCACTGAAACGCCTTCTTCCTGACTATAAACGGATGGAAGAAAAAATAGACGCCGTAATCCGTGAGAAATACGGGTTACCCCCGGTTATGAGCACGCCTGTGAAATATGCCGATCTCATCATGCTGGCAACCGAACGCCGCGATCTCGGGCTTGATGATGGCTCTTTCTGGCCAGTACTGGAAGGTATCCCGGCAACAGAAATGTTCAAAGTTATTCCACTGGCTCCGAGCCATGCCTACGGGATGTTTATGGAGCGCTTTAACGAGTTATCGGAGTTACGCACATGCGCATGAATGTTTTCGAAATGGAAGGGTTTCTTCGCGGGAAATGTGTACCACGAGATCTGAAAGTGAATGAAACAAATGCTGAGTACCTGGTACGTAAATTCGATGCGCTTGAAGCTAAATGTGCGGCACTGGAAAACAAAATAATACCAGTGTCAGCTGAACTGCCGCCAGCAAATGAAAGTGTTCTGTTATTTGATGCTAACGGAGAAGGCTGGCTAATTGGCTGGCGTTCTCTCTGGTACACCTGGGGACAAAAAGAAACCGGAGAATGGCAGTGGACATTTCAGGTCGGGGACCTTGAAAACGTCAATATCACTCACTGGGCAGTAATGCCGAAAGCACCGGAGAATAAAAAATGAGCGTGATAAAAACTCATACAGGAATTGTTATCACCCGAGACGGTCCGCAGGTAAAAAAACTGCACCAGACAAAGCGGATGTGGGTCGTCGGAAAAAACGAGTTTTACCACAAAGAAACCGGACGCCGCCACTTTGCAGAAAATACTCGCCGCCGACTGCTGATCGATACCATCAAGCCTATCGAGGTGAAGCATGTTTAAACAGAACGAAAAATCTATCGCTCAAATTGCTGAGTATATCCCGCGTGCGTGCCGGGGTATGCAGTTGCAGGAAGCCAAAGCGCGCCTGGAGAAAAAAATTGCGCTCTATATTGATGACGGCTGTGATGCCGCCGTTCTTAACGCGGCGTTCGCACCAGCTCTTAACTGTCATACGCGAGAGTCTTTTTTTTCGTGCATCGCAGCGCAGATCCGTAAAGGAGGCACCAGTGAGCGAGATTGACTATCAGGCGTTGCGTAAGGCAGCACAAAACTATCAATCGACTCTGGCGTGGTATCAGGAAAAGCCAGACAGTCCAAACGCTGAACAGGATTGTGATGCAGCTTTAGCGGCGTTTAAGCGAGAAATCCGTCATCGGGAAGTGGACATTATCGCCGGGCTGTTGGATGAGCTGGACGAAAAACAGCAATACATCAAACTCCGCGACCAGGAGAACGAGGATATTGCGCTAACGGTAGGGAAGCTGAGAGTTGAGCTTGAGGAGACAAAATCAAAACTCAACGAGCAGCGTGTGTATTACGAAGGTGTTATCTCGGATGGGAGTAAGCGCATTGCAGAGTTAGAAAGTGATTCTCAGGCACAAAAATTAGTTGAAGCAATCATTGTTGCGATAGAAAACGAACAGGAACGTCTTTTTGATGAAGATTACCTAATGGATTCGAAAGAATGCATTGACGTAATTCGTGAAGAAGTAAAGCGATGGAATGATTCCCGCGCCGCTGGCATCAAGGAGGAGTCTGAGTGATGGTCATTTCACCTATAACGCTGAAAGCGGCGCAGGAATTTATCGCACAGCACCACCGACACAATAAACCACCAGTGGGGCATAAATTCAGCATTGGTCTGAGAAATAATGCCGGAGAATTGATAGGTGTGGCGACAGCTGGTCGACCTGTTGCACGACATTTGGACGATGGATTAACGCTTGAAGTAAATCGCACATGTACCACAGGAGAACGCAACGCTAACAGCGCGCTTTATGGTGCTGTCTGGCGGGCAGCAAAGGCTATGGGTTATCAACGTTGTATTACGTACACCCAGGCAGATGAATCAGGAGCATCTCTTCGCGCAGCTGGTTTTGTTCGTGTGAAAGAGCTTCCTCCAAGAAAAAGCTGGGCGGAATCAAGCGTCGCCCTGCGGAGTAAACGCGATCCGGTCGGAAACGGTGGTGTTCCTCGTGTGCTCTGGGAAATCAGGAGAATGAGTACCACTGGCATTCGCATCAAAGGAGAGTGATATGGCAACTTTGCAGGAATTAATCGACCTGACGCCAGAACAGGAAAAAGCGTGGAATCGCCTTGTGAAGGCTGTAAAGGATTTCAGGGCAGCCGGAGGAAAGTTTTATAGCGTCCTGGACACGCTGAGCGCATACAACGGCGAGCACGTTGCCAGCATTGATAACGATAAGGGCTACCACACTGCAAGCGTTTATATGCCTAGCATTGATGCGCCAGGGCTAACCAGTTGGGCTGATGATTGGCACGGCATCACGCTGAAAGATGGCGTTGAAGTGGATGAGGACTAACACATGACAACTTTAACCGACAAAGAAATGATTAAAGAAATCAAAGAACGCATAGGCAGCCTGGACGTTCGAGACAATATTGAGCGCCGGGCTTATGAAATTGCTCTGGCATCGCTGGAAGCGGAGCCAGTAGCGTCATGCATTATTGAAGATGGGAGCATGTGTGTTGACGGGTTCGGTGAGTATGTAGGTCACTCGCTGCCTGATGGAACGCACCAGCTTTACACTGTCCCTCCAGCGCCGGTAGTGCCGGAAGAAATGTATTGGCAGGATGCGCCAGTTGAAGGCAGCAGCAAAGCGGCTGCATACGCTACAGGCTGGAATGCCTGCCGCGCTGCCATGCTCTATAGTGCCGTACCTGCAAGCCGGGCTTACAAGTTGCCACAAACGCAGTTTAAACAGGTTGCTGACCTCTACGAAATGCAATTTGATGACGGTCGCACTTGTGCCTTTCACACTGATGCGCAAAAGGCTGTGCAATGGCTTCAGGCGTGCGACGGAAACAGGGTTCAGGAATACGTTAAGCTGGAACGATTGCAGAACGCACTGTCTGGCAACTCTCCGGTAACTCCGGATGGTTGGGTTATGGTGCCGAAGAGACTAACAGCCGAGAACGGCGCTAAGGGGGTGCTATCCGGTGAATTTTCAGAAACTACGTTTATAAGCTGCCTGGAATGCTTTGGCGATGATGATTGCGATACCTGTGACGGGAGCGGACGTATTGAAATTAAAGTGCCAGTCACGTGGTCGACCATAAAATCTATCTGGGATAAAGGTATCGAGTATTTTGCAGCAAAACCATCACAAGAGGTGAAGTGATGAACAACTTAATGATCGACCTTGAGACGATGGGGAAAAATAAGGATGCACCGATCGTTTCCATTGGCGCGGTGTTCTTCACTCCAGAAACCGGAGACATCGGACAAGAATTCTATACGGTTGTTAGCCTGGAAAGTGCTATGGGGCAAGGAGCTACACCTGACGGCGATACCATCCTGTGGTGGTTGAAACAAAGCCCTGAAGCACGAGCTGCAATCTGTATTGATGATACTTTGTCGATCAGCGATGCTCTCTCAGAACTAAATCATTTCATTAACCGGCACGCAGCCAATACGAAATATTTAAAAGTCTGGGGTAACGGGGCCACCTTCGACAACGTAATTTTACGTGGAGCTTATGAGCGAGCAGGACAAATCTGCCCGTGGGCATACTGGAATGACCACGATGTACGCACGATCGTTACGCTTGGGCGTTCCATCGGATTCGACCCCAAAATAGACATGCCTTTCGATGGCGAACGGCACAACGCCCTGGCCGATGCCCGTCATCAGGCAAAATATGTTTCCGCTATCTGGCAGAAATTAATTCCTGCCACCAGCACAGAATTATGATTTTCCCGGGTGCAGCCGGTTTTGATGGAGAAAATTATGAACACCTTGTTTTTACTGATGGCTGAATTCAATACCCCTAACATTGAACTCTCAGCAGTTAGCCAAAAGTACTTTGGCATGAGTCCAGCCACGGCAGAAGCAAAAGCAAACGCTTGTAAGTTGCCCGTTCCAACATATCGCATCGGCACATCACAAAAAGCAAAACGTTGCATCAATATTCAGGATCTTGCGGAATACATAGACAAAAGACGAGAAGAAGGACGTATCGAGTGGGAACAGGTCAGAACAGGCAAACAGAAGGGCAAAGAACATCACTAAAGAAAAAACCCGCCTAAAGGCGGGTTTTCAAAAAGCACCAGCTATGATCATGCTACTTTGCGACGACGAAGCTTACCCTGCTGCTCTTTACCAGAGACAGTAGCGTGAGTGAACGCATTAGGAGCAGCCTTCATCAGAACTTCAACAGCAGCCCCCATACCTGCGAATGCTTTCATTGTGTCGAACTTAACCTGTGGCTTGGTTGCTTTTTGATCTTCCATAGAAAACTCCAGAAGCTATACCGAAAAAATTCCTGTTGTTTACTCATCATCAATAGATGATACGCAATATTTATTTTTAAATTTAAGGTTCTTTGGCGTAACTTCATCAGATATATCAAAACCGTCCAGAATTCTATTGAATGTAGCTTCTGGCATATCATCATGAACAGAAATCTCACCCGATCGCTGCTTTCTAACCATGTTATCCACTCGCCAAATTATAGCTTCAGCGTAAACAACATAACTTGGATGCTTGATAAAGCGATGATCACCAGAATTCAAGACGCAAGACGGATCGTGGGGGACACCATCCTTGATACTAGAAATATTAACAACTAAAACACAATAACAATCGTTAACGGGGTAATAAACAGGATCATTACAAATCACATGAAGATGATTGCATGGCCCTGTTGGGGCAAGCACAGTTCCTTTCCTGTATGGCTGATAATCCGTCAT